TCACCAGGTATATTAATAGAAGTAGCAAATGCACACCCTATTCTCTCACCCGTGGTATAAGGACCGTCTAGGATCCTTTGCGCGGATCTGACACTAAACGGTTCGTTACCACCCACTTTGACACCACTGCCCTCACCCCAATTTTTCATCATTTGATCCAGGTTTTCAACCTTACCATCAGGTCTAGGAACTAATTTAGGTATCTTAAAAAGTATCATCCATAAACTTTGTAGGGGGATGCTTGTTGACCAATGACTTAGTACCTTAAGGAAAGTGGCACGAGGTGTTAGAGCGCTCTGCCCCCAGCCCGCTATATTACTTGCTATCTCAGCGGAAGCTGAGTCTGGGAGCAAACGGTCTTTTAATCCAGTGACAACTGGATTACGTTGTGGGTTCATGGGCATTTAAAATATTTATGCCCTATTGGTATTAACCGAGGTTCTTCCGCCAGTATTGATAAGCGAGTGTAGCAGAAAATGTAATAGCTTCACCACTACCAATAGTCTTGTAAGTAAGTGCACCAACCTCTACTGGGAATACACCAATAAGGTTGTACTTGTTTATAATTTCTAATTTTTGGTTAAGCTGTGCTAATGAAACTACTGAATTCTCAAACAGTTTATAATTACCAGTACTTGTTGCATCATCGAAAGTAATCTCAGACCATCTCTCAAAGACTGTGCGGATTAAGTTCTCGCTATCAGCATAGAACGTCAAACGAAAAGCATCAGAAGCAGGATAAGAAGCAGCGCCTGGTACTTTAAATTGCAAGCCCATGTACGGGACAGGTACAGTACCAATCGTTCGCCCAGGAATGTCGCCGCCCTGCGCGTATACGAGGTCTTCTTGTGTGAGTAGAGAAACTCCGCGGTCTCTAATGTCCATTACCCTAAACTGAAAGTCACGAGCAAAGTCGCGCGTTCTCAGTACTGAGAAAAACTTTTGAATGGTTTGTTCTGTGTCTGCCATAATATATAATTATTTATTGTTAACTTACTAGTTCGCTGAAGTCTTGTCCGGTTCTAGTTGCGTAGAAGTTGACTAAGATGAACTCAGCAGCTCTAACTGGTTTAATGTAGATGTCTACAACCATTTCGTTTTGATCAATAACCTCTGGTGTGTTATTCCGATCGTCACAAATGATCAAGTAGTCATACATACCTTCATTATTCTTAACATCCTCAAATACAGGCCCTAATGTGTCTACAACTCTTGAGCGAGTCAAGAATGTGTTGGGCTCAAATAAGAAGAACTTCATTGTCTTACGAACAACTCTTTCGAGGTATAAGAACAATCTCCTTACATTGATTCTGTCAAATGCGCTAGGCATCTTGAACATAGTCTTCTGACCGAAGATTACCATACCTTCATTCGGAAACTCTGTTACTGGATTAACGTTAATTCTATAAAGCTGATCCCGGTTCTTTTGCTTCGGGATAACCGCTAAGCGATTTATACCAGCAATCCTACCTCTCGTAAATCCAGCCGGCGCATACCATGGCGCGTATGTTGAATCACTATTGGCGTATGTTGCACCGAGCATACCTGACATTGGCACCCAGATCTGTTTACCAGACGCCCCGTCAAGCACTTTGCCCCAGTTACCGTACACCATTGAGAAGCTATTATTAGCTGCACCGTACAAATGCTTTAACGGCCAGTATACGTGCTGTGTAAATGTTTTATTCTTATCATCAAGTACCTGGTGGTTCTCACCCTGTACAAAGATCTGTCTTAGAGGATCTGCGATGAACACATGATCTTTTCTCTTAAATTCTGCAAATGTATGGAATTCATTATAGACTGCTCTATAATCATCAACGATTGCCCGTGGATTAGTCGCCCCGGACCATTGAGAAATTTGCGAATTTTGATGTAACTGGAACAACCCTGTGTTATCGTCATCGCCTAAAGCTGTTGCTTCACCAAGCTTCAAATGATACGTATCATCAAATGATTGTGCGGCTGACAGATCAGCATGATTTCTTGATGTGGTAAAGATTGTACCCAGACCAGCTTCAGTTGTAATATCAATATCAACTGCATCAACATTCTCTACAACTGTAAGAACTCTTCGGATCTTCAGCGGAATGGCTCCAACGTTTTTAGGTCCTGAATAAGCCGGTTGGTGATATCCTAATGGATACAACGCACCGTTTACGGTCAGAGTGCTAAATAGGCCGGCATACTTGTTTAAACCGACACTAGTACCGGTGACATCATCAGCCCAAGCCGGTTGTGGTAACGAACCAAGAACGTCTGTTGCTTGCTCAGTGAGCATTCTCACAAACTTAGTTGGCTCATCTGAAGTCTCTGATGTCCAAGACCCGGCGAGACGTGAAATATTTGGATTAACATGTATTTCTATGTTAGGTGAATTGTCTTCTACATCTCCTAAGAAGAATGTTAAATCAGATCCACCTTGTGGATTTTGAATCTTTCTATACTCATCGAGCGACCCGACATAACTTTCTTTAAGAATATAATCAAGCTTCAGTACATCAGAGCTGAATACAGATGATCTCATCTTAAACAATCCCATTACTAGTGTATCTTTAAACTTATCAACGCTAGTCCCAGTTGAATCAAGGGTAGGTGCGAGGTCAAATGTTGGAATTCCTTCCATTACCTCAGAAATGCTGCCTTCGCCTTGGGTGTCATCAGTTGTAGCTGACAGTGCGAACACTCTCCGGCTTTCTGGAACAGTTACAAATGCACCAGTACTCGCTGTATTTGCATTTACAGTCTTGAATGCATTAATGGCATCGTAGTCCGTAGCAGGATTAAAGTTGAAATTATCTGCAAAGCCAAGATAATAACCTTCAAACTTATCATTGATGGTCGTCTGAGCTTTATTTGTTATAATAAGCCCCGCATGGCCCCAAGTTGCAGGCTGGTCTGAAAATGCGGTCGCCTCATTAGCGGCATTGACCCATGAGAAGTTACCTTCTTTAAGTAGATTGTATTGTGTCTGGCTTAATTCAACGTGCTTCGGTGCACCAAGAACATAACCTAGATCCGCGGCGGAGAGATCAGTAGTTTGGAGATACGTTGGATCAAGAACAGCGGCTGAGGTGCCGTCGGCTAAGGTTGTGACCAAAGTGGCTGACTTGTTTTTATATCCAGCTACACCACTCCAAGTCTTAGTTAGAGTAGTAGTATCCACTTCCCATTCTGCCGACGCGGTAGTTGCATCACTAAGACCAATTACTGGGAAAAAGAGAGCTGAGTAATTACTGCCAAAGCCTTCTCCCAAATCCGGTCCGTAAGGAAGTCTTGCCGTCATAATCCTGGCATCACTATTAAAAGCTAGCCTTGTGGTGTGGTAAAAATATCTTTCTGCAGCGTTGGTGGGCTTTCCGTACACCTGCTCGAATTCTGAGAAGCTCGTAACTTCAAATACTTCGTCGGTTGGCCCTTGTGGAGCGAACCCTGGAATTAGAATTGCTGTGCCAACGGGTAAGACTGGCCGTAAGGACAGATCAATTTCTTTAATCTCAACGCCTGGACTCTGAATTGTTCTCATATCTATAGATATTTATTATTCTTAGCGCAACTTTTCGGAAGCAAATAAATTTAATTTATCGAAAGGCGTTTAAAAATCAACTGATTAAACGTAAACCCAAAGCTGCATTCTATTTCACCAGGAGTTTGCTGGTTATAGGTGATATTGCCTAGACTAATAGGAAATGCTTCTGTGTAAGTAAATTGAACAATTCTTTTATTATATTCATCTAAACCATATAAAGACATGTCTGTGGCATATTCTTTCTTATAATCTACGTCCTGAGATGTGATTCCCGGATTTTCAATAATCCCTCTATCTGAAGGAGACATAAGATTGTCAGTATCATATATGCCGTCACGAGCTCCATTTAATGCATTTAACCACTTCCAAATAACATCATAGTTTTGAAATCTATTATCGACATTAAATTTTACATCAATATCCTCATATGCAGGTCTATTAAAAGTAGTTACTTTACCTACCTGACCTCCGTATGGTGCAGCAAAAGCTGGTATAGATATCTGTGGCACTACAGTCCCGTATACTGATAGCTGCATACTCTCTTGCAAGTCATTACCGGCGCCTACATTTTCACGCTTAGCCTCTTTTAATATGCCTGGCAGATTAAACACCAGTATAAATTTATCTAGACGTGCTTTATTTAAATGTGATTGTATTGTGTTAGCCATTACATAAACTTCCAACCTTGTTCTAACATCTCATCAACTCCATCTGGCATATTCTGTTCCATATTCTTATTTCGAATAATTGTGGGCAAGACATTGTCATATCTCTGCGCGCCTTTTTCGTTCACCATACCTTTAACA